TTTCGAGAAAAGCAATAGAAAGCACAAAAAAAGCATCGGATTTTGTCCGATGCTTTTTAGGAGTAAATCTTGTATTATCTAACAATCTTAAGAATTTGACAGAGTTCGTGCCAATTGCATCGAATCAATTATAGGGAGCGGGTACTTCGAAAGATTCGTCCCAGCCGTTTTAACAACTAAGATACCTCGCATGGTACCAATTGCCACATTAATAAGATAAGGCATGATATATGTAATCGTGATGCTATCATTATCTTCTATAGTAACGAATTGAGCTAGGTTACTCACTTCAAATTCAAAGCGATATACACACTCAAGAAGTTCATCTTCCTTCAATTCGTACTTGACACCGAATATTAGAGCAATCTTATTATTCTCCACTTCGGGTTGAATCTGGCTAGAGAAACCAAGTTTTATATTTTCGGGAAGCACCTCTTCAGTAATCTTGCCCAGTGACATCATAAAACTCACTTCATTTACAGAAGTAAGTCTCATTTGAATATTTACATTACTCTCTGCCATAATGAATTAGTTTTCGTATGAAATAACACATGAGTTAATTTTGCTATTAGTATAGCTATTGTCAGAAACCTCCATCAAACTGTTACAAGAAGGCATTGACATAAAGATATACTTAGTTTTCGATTCTCGGCGAACCTCAACGATAGGCTCCCCGAGAACTGCTGAAATCTTAGCAAGAGTCGCAGTTGTAAAACCATGAGTTCCTGTTAGCCATCTTGAGATTTCTGAATCACGTTTACCCATGCGAGAAGCAAACTCGTGCTGAGTCATGTTCTTGGCCTTAATAAGGTCATAAATTCTGTTTGCAATGTCAATGTTGAGATTTACCTCCGCCATCACCTCAGGAGCAACATTTGCAACACATTGTTCAAATAGTGGAATCTTCTTCATAATTTATATTTAAATGGTGATAGTTTCAATTATCGGTTTCATTTTAGCGAAGTCATAGTATCCAACATGGGCTTTTTTGGATTCAACAAAAATCTGACGTTCAATCTGCCTGAGTTGGTTTACTATACCGAGTAGAGCCGGATCTTCTTGAAAAGTCTTAGTTTTCTTTATGCCTCCATTCCCTATAACAAGTATCTTATCCGATATCCGAATACAATATAATCGCAACGTCCCAATAGACCGACTTCTACGGCAAATACAGAGTGGTATGGCTTTAATTTTTCCTCCTTCCAGCCTAAATAGGTTGTCTCTCGCACCACAATCATCAGCCATTTTCTTAATAGTACTAATGATAGCATCGAAATCTTGTTTCAGTTGAGGATAAGATAGATCTTTATTGTTATACATGAATTTCTCGAACTCGGTCATAGTCTCCCCATCAAATTTTGGAGAATAAATACTAATATTCTCAGACTCTATTACCAGTTCAAGTTTTCCCATATAATTATACAACGATTGGGAGTGCAAATATATAGTAAGATATCGCGTTTTCCAAACAAACTTAACAAAAAAGTGAATTTTTTAGGGTTTATCAGATGTTCGGTGCAAAGAATAATTTACATGCCTTTACAGACGTGCAACACCTCACGGCTCGGGGGTATCGTACTCAAAACTCTCGAGAGAGACGTCCTCGTCCAACTCTTCCCAGCGTATTCCCATCGCGTCGATACTGTATTTCTCCCGCTGTGAGTCGCTCGCATGAAGGAGCCGAGGATACCACCGCAACGACTGCCATAAGGTTTTACCTTCAGCCGTGAGGATATAAATCCTATCATTCTCAAACCATAATTTTTTCACTTCCATACTATAACAAATTTATCTCACCTATGTTCGATAAGTGAGATAAATCTAAGATATACATTTATATCCTGCAAATTTCCGAGCTGTTTTTTGAGGCACAATCACAAAGGGTGATTCTTATAAAATTCGGTGGACTCTTTCATACGCTTTTCGTCGAAAATATCGGACATGACACCGATAAACTCACGGCCTATGTTATCGGCAATAAATTCACGCATCTTAAATACCGAAGCATAATATTTCCAGGAGAACCATCGGCGACGCTCTCTTACTTTCTTCCGTCCCTCTTGCCCAGGATATATATTCCCGGGATTTCCCCGCCAGACTTCCTTTCCGGTTCCATAGTCCTGCCATAAACCATACTCCAGGAATTGCTGGATAAGAGTTACCTCTATGAAACGGCCGTCGGCCCGCACAGGAAGAGATGTCACCGAATCGAGAAGGGCCCCGGTATCTATAACCCCCATATCGACAATCTTCTCCTTCCAAATGTCAACCATCGTGGCGTTGAAGGACCCGACGTATTTCGCACGAGCCTCGAGAGCCTTATCTTCGGTAATATTATTCCCACTCATCGTCGTTAAGTCTTAAATCGGTATAGGTGCTCACGGATATGTTGAAGAAGGAGCAGGCACACCCTGAGAAGAAATACTTCTCTATCTCGCTGAATCGTATCCGCTGGTCTATGAAGATACGATTTTCGGCAAGACGCGTGCTCTCGAGAATCAGCTTCGACATGAATTGACGAAAGAGCTCGCGCTGGAGCTCGAAGGCTTCCATTCGTGCCTTCATGTCGTCAATCTTATGCCTCACGGCAAAAAACACCGTCTTTGTCCGAGTTGTGCGCGGGCTGTTGGCCAGCTCGGTGGACCCGGTCGATATGTCGCTCACGCACACGAAGGCGGTGGTGTTTTGCATGTTGGCGAGAGCTTCCTCGAAGCCTTCGAGGCTACTGACCAGGCAAAAGCGAAAACCGTGCTTCCGCGCGAGTTTGTTGCTCTCGGTCAACCGCCGGAAAAAGTCGGCAGCGTCCCAGTTGAATGACTTACTTTCCATATTTCCGTTGCATTTCTTCGTATTCTCTTGCCTGGGCGTCGAGCTCTGCAAGCGCCCTCCAGGTATCCATATCGAGAACCTCCTTCTCCTTGGTTATATCTCCCTTGGTCAAGGCCCGAATGGTAGCATTCATGGCGTCCTGCAACCGCTTCCCAAGCGGGGCACCCTGTGAGAGCAGGTCGTCAGTCGACACCTCGTCGGCCGGTTGAAAGAAGTAGGGAAACTGTTGCGCCAGCATCTCCTTGAGTGAGGCAAACCAATAGAATATCGAGAGCTTCTCGGCGGTGTTGGTCTTGATATTTTTAGCGCTATATAGAATCTCGCCCATCTCATTGAGCAACTCCTGTTTCTGCGTCGCCAGATAGCCCTGGTATAGGTTATCGCAATAGATGTATTTCCGCAAGGGAACCCCCTCGAAATCGCGAGGCAGCGCCTTATGCCTGCCTATGTGCGAGATTCGCACCGGGTATCGTGGATAACCATCGATCCAATCGAGTGCGTGCACGGCATCGGCAATCATTTCGCTGCTCATTTTGAAGGTCTCGCCCCGGTGCTTCACCATGTATTCATGCTCACCGCATTGGCTCAGCACCTGCATTTTCGCCCAAGCAAAGAAACAATAGGTTCGAATCTGCACAATCGACAGATTGTCGCTGTACAGGTTGTAGAGGTAGTAAAGCTGGCGGTCGGTTAGCTCTGCCCAGTTGTGTGGTAAATAAATCGCAACAATATTCATAGCTATATATAATTAAAAAAAATGTCAAAACCAGAATCCTGAGCTTTCCTTCTCGTTGTAGAACACTGGCGGATCGAATAGCTCGGCCGTCTTCGAGCTGTGCCACTCGGGATATTTGTCGGGATTGCTTCGTATGAAATTCACCACATCGGTGAGTGCCCGATTGTCGAGCTTCCCGCTCTCTATCGCCCGGGCGATGATGCGACGTACCCGCCCCCCAAGCACGGCATATTCAGAGCCTTTCTCGAAGGGAGCCAATCGCAGCCGCTCCATCAGCTCGGGCGAGACGAACTCGTCGGCTACCTCATTCTCGATAGGTGCGGCCAGGTTACGGATTCGCAGATATTCATTCCAGAACTGCTTTTCGGGGTCGGCGAGCCCAGCCAGGTGGGTCTCCAGGGGTAGGAACAGAGACGAGGCGAACTCCTTCCCTTGTGGGGTATCGGCATAGCCCTCTATTGAGGCCAGCTCTATCACCATGGTCGAGGCTGCCTTGTCGCGCATACGTGCCAGCGAGAAGAGCAGCCGCTCGATACGCTCTTTCGAGGCCGGTACGACATTCTGGTTGTTCACGATGCCGAAGCCGTTAGGCGTGAGCACGAGGTCGAGCGATGGCACAGCCATACGGAATGCCTCGTTGGCCACATAGACCGACGCGGCATTCCGCAGGGTGTCGGTCATCTGCATGGGCTGGGCCATTCTATCGGGGCCGAGGAATATGTTGCAGAGCGAAGCCTCTGCTATCACCATGTTTGGCTCTATCTTCTCGTAGAGGGTATCTTCGCCATCTACCGTGATCAGGACGTTCGGAATGAAACGCCGCAAGTCTTCATCATTCAGGATTATCATAGGGAGGCGTATTAGTGGTTACGGTTTTTGCATCGGTTTTTTCGTCGAGTGTCGTGAGCATGATGAAGGGACAGTCGGGGAATGCCCCCTTCCACCCGTTGAAGCGAATGACCAGCTTGTGCACCGTAAATAGCAAATCGTGGTAAGGCTTCTGCAATGCCTGGGCGATTGTGTAGAGCTCGCGCTTGTCGCTTCCGCTGTTGTTGGTCTGCGCCTTACCCGGCACAGACCCAACCAGATTGGAGTGAACCCGCATCGTGAAGCAAATCATATTCACAGCCTCGATGATGTCGGAGGCCCAGTCACCGCCCTCCTTGTCAGTCTCTATCTTGTTGATGACCACGTCGTGCACCACGTCGCCATTTGGATTGGTGTAGAACTGCGAGAACCAGGCCTTGCCGCTGTTTTCGACACCGGTGAGGAAGTCGAGTATCTTCTTTTTCTCCTCGACTACCCTCGCCTGCCGTTTGGCCCGGTCTGTGATGCCTTCAGCCCGGAATACTCCCTCCCAGTATTTGTCGGAAATTTCGATGTGGTATTTGATGGGGGCTGAGTTTTTGAGTTTGGCCTCCTTGGCCAGACCAATAAGCCGCTTGATGTTGTACCACCGTCCCCGGAAAAGTGAGGCATAATAGGGTATCGGATAATAGGTATTATCGGGAGTAGGCACCTTGGTGAGCACGGCAAATTTGCGAGTGGTGGTGCGCATACGGGTCTGTCCGTCGTCGCCGGGCATTCGGCCCATTCGCACCATCAGGTCGTAGAGAGGAGCATTCAGGTCGAGCAGCTCGATGACCTCTACCTGTTTCGCCATAGGTTTGCTGTTTCTCCAATTCGCGTAATAGAGTTTATCGATTCGACCATTGGCATCAGCCACGCCCAAACGGCAGTAGCAGGCTTCTTTGCGAATCAGCCTCAGAATCTTCGAACCGTCACCGTTGAGAATTATCACGTTGACGCAGAATGCAAAGTATTTCAAATCCTGGCATACGCCCAAGAAGCTCGCCGGTATGTTATTGCCCACGAAGAAGTTGTCTATCTCCTCCTTTACGTCGTCAGAGCAAACATCGGCGTTGTAGAGCAGCCCCGACCCGTAGCAGATTTCAGCATTGAACATCTGGCAGGTAGAGAGTGTCTCGTCTCGTTCTATCATCTCGAGAATATAGTATGGCATCTGGTCGTCGGCACCCCAGGGCATATACATGTGGTTGTCGTCAATGGGCACGGGAGATATTTCTCCCGACTCTCGAAATTCGGTCTTGCTCAATTCCGACGAGAATAGGGCCTTCGCCTGAAGGCCTGGTATATCGTCGATGCTGGTGTAATTTATGGGGTCGTAGTCGTTCATAAGAAAACGGTTAAGTTGTTAATTTCGAATATGCAAACATCGCGCACGGTGCGAATCTCCCGGCTATCGAGCAGCTTCACGCGGCGTATTCCCTTGTAAAAGTCATAGCGCAGAGAAATGCAGTTGTGCCAGTGCTGGATCTGGCCGGATTTTGTCCAAAGAGTTATATCGACGGGATCACCAGCCTTGAGCATTTCCCGCATGGTATTGATATGAATAGAACGTGCCATAGACAACTATTTAAACTGGAACTCAAACTGCTGCGAAAAAGAGCCTTCTGTTTTCCTCTTGGTTGAATTTATCCTGGGATAGACATCGGCATATTTCCAGGTAAATTTCACTTTGTTTAGCTCGGTGTTCGAGTTACTGATTTCGCAAGTGGATTCAGTGATAAGGACCTCTTTCATCTCATTGATAGAGTCGGCGTCGGAGTCGAACATCTTCACGAGAGGCGAGAAAAGGAATTGCTCCACCCAGTCCTTCACCGGGGAAGAAAGAGCTGAAGTTTGGACCTCATAGCTCTTTTCAATAGTTCGATCGTAGAATACTTCCCGGTGATTGACCACTGCCGTGTCGCGCTCAACCTTCGTTTTGGTAGTGGTGACGCCCTGAACCTCAAAAAGTTCAAACGCATTGAAAGCATTTATAAAAAACATCTGGGTGAGATTCTTCCGATCAGTGACGTAATAGGTGATATTCCGAGGTCCGACCGACACCGAGAAGGACAAAAGCTTTATCTCTTTGCCAGGATATGATCCTTGAATTTTATGCACATAATCCTGGGCAGATACATGGATATTATGCAGTGCAATATCCTTTTCCTCTATCGCCTCGTTTGCCCAGTCCATTGCTTCGAGTACACCATCGGCATAAAATACGACATGATGGCGATCAGTGATATCCTCGCCCTTCTTTGAAATGAAAGGAACCATATCGTATGCCGACGTCGAAATTTGTTTCGCCGAAAGAGTTGTCAGGAAATTTCCCTCGATAAAAGATTCAGCATAACCGTCCATAAAATAGCTGGAAAAGATCGCCACAAAATCACGACGAAAAGGGTTCTCTGGGCGTTCTGGACTCTCTCGAAGAGAAAAAGATGCAAATGAAAGCTGATTCTCAATAAGGTATTGCTCCATTACTTGCCCTAAATCGGACAAATAAATAAGACCATTTTCGTTTGCACAAAGGTAGACAGAGAATATCGATTGTTCACCTGCCCAAAGTTCGATGCGCTCCCAGCCCTGGTCAGAAACCAGTTCAAGATCCGGGAATGCCGAGGTGAAAATAATATCACTAAACCAAGTATTGAGACTTACTATCATACGCCTTCTATTTGTATCCAAAAATAGGGGTACGCTTCGGTACTCAAAAAGACAAAAAAGCCCCGACTTTCACAAGCCGGGACTCCGTAAATTGTATGTAGGTTATTGGCTATTTTACGGGTTTCATCAACCAACCATGTCGCCCATCAGGATAATAGGCCGAACGAAAACCGAGCGAGAGCATGGTCATCGCAACATCGTTGGGCACTAAATCGGCCATATCGTCCAGGTCGCGCAAAATATCGTCGGTGGTACGAACGACGGCCCCCTCGTCGGTGAGAGCGGCGGCCGGTGCCCACTCCTGTAAATACTGTTCTACGAGGTTCTGCAACGAAACCTCCTTCTCTTGCTTATTCATGATTCTCTCCTTCCTTCGTTAGGTGAAACATTTCGATATATTCCTCGATCATCTCCTTGAATACGGGCACCTGGGACTCTCGGTCTAACCAAACGAGCGAGCGAGGGAGAGCAGAAGATTCTACCTCTATCTCTACCGACGGTTCTTTCGCCGGCTCTTCGGCCGGGTAGCGGGTAATCCGAACAATCAGGTCGTCGTGAGTAAACTCAATCGTATGGGTTTTCATCGCTCACCTCCTTTCTCTGCCGAGAACCGGGCCGTAATACCGGCCACACCCCGATAGGCGTAGGCTGCTAGTGCGAGCGCCGGCAAGGCCAGCAAAGGCTCGCCGGTGGCCAGGGTGAGCAACAAGATAAACAACGAAGCGACAAAACGGACGCTTCGCCACATTTCACGGCGGGTGAGTTTGACCTCGAGTTCCCGCTCAAAAAATCGGATTAGGTAATTTTCGAGGGCCGATGTTTTTCGCCCTTCCCTTGCCTGCGATACAGGCATTGCAACTGGATTCTTCATTTTGGAACGCTTTTAATTAAACAGGGATAAAAAAACGGCCCTGCTTTCCCGTTGCGTTCCACCTTGAAGACAGGCAGTGGGCGCATTAACGCACCACACGGGGGTCAGGACCGTATATGTAACACCGAGGCATAAAAAAACGCCAACGGCTTTGTCGGCGAACTACCTCGCCTGTCTAAAAATGGAACGCACTACAAAGATGAGATATTTTTTTGAAACGAACAAGGGAAATGGGGAAAAAGCCCCGACTTTCACAAGCCAGGACTTCGCAAGTCATTGAATTTATGAATCGAATTTATGTTATTCCGTTCGTAGAATAGCGATACAGGGCATTCTGCGGGAATTTCTCGCACCCGATATAGAGGGTGTCGAAGGCATCGGTACCATCGGTGCGATGCTCGAGCAGGGATTCCTCAGACTCCTCGAGCTTTTCTCCACCCTTGTCTTTCCGGAACCCGTTCCGCCCCCGCGATACACCGGCAGATTGTATCGCCAGAATAAGATCGTCGTTATTCTGGCGGTTGAAGAAAGGCATTAACCGCTGCTTGCCTGCGAACCCTTGATTTATGAGCAGGTATTTCTCATCGTGTCGCATGGGATTACCCAGGTAAAAATCGATGACCTCCCAACCATGTCGCTGGAACTCGTGGCACACCACCCAGTGAAAATCCTGCTCATTGATGGCGTAATTGGATCCGAGAGCAGTGCTGTCGTAGTAGTAGACCACGGTCTTGTTTTCGTGATTTTTGTAATAATAGCAAAAGTCTTCGATAAGTGCGGGAATCTTACGCTCATATTTAACAAAAAATGACTTTAGGACGTTCAATCGACGCCCCGAAGGCTGCCCGGCCACTATCCAGTTGATGTTGGCGTTGTAGTCCATGCCGATACAGATAGGCTCCAGCGGGTTCACGTCTTTGTCGGCCCGGCTATCGAGCAGCGTGGGGTCGAAATCGTAGCCCAGCGAGTCGAGATATTCGAAATCGCTGTCGTTGTATTTGTGGGCCTCCTTCATCGATGAATAGAACCCGTCCTTAGCGATGCCGATACGCTGGCAGAGAATAGATGTCTGGAAGGTTTTGGGCGTGAGGTCGCGCTTCATCTGCTTGATGTAGTTCTCGCCCAGCAGTTGCAGGTTTTCGATGGAGGAATACTCTCGGTAATAGACAGCCACCGAGCGCATTTTGTTGAGATTAGTGTCGAGACGTCGGATATAGCCTTGTAAATACTTGGGCACCGGCTTTCCGGCCTTCTTAAGCTCACGAATGCGGTTCTTGATCTTCCATATCTCGAAGACGGTCGCCTTGATGGTATCTATCAATTCGACGTCCATCTTCTCCTTGTAATGCAGGAACCACGACCCTTTTTGAGTCTGTGGCATATCGCTCAGGATCATCAGCGAGTGGTTGAAAGAGTGGGCACCGAAATAGGATTTGATTCCGCCATTGGCTGGGAGTGTCTCTTCCTTGAGCTTTTTGTAGTCGATGAACTTGGCTTCATCGACGAGTACCCAGGAGAGGGTGAGCGAGTTGGACGAACCTGGCCTGTCCTGCGATATGATGATGGCTACCGAGCCGTTGTAGAAGGAGATGACGTGCTCATAATCGGCCGGTTCGGTGATAGGCTTGGCGAAAGTCTTCGGCGGTCGACGGCCCACGACGTAGTGCACGCCGTTGATGAAGCCCCAGCGCTTCCAGGCAGCGAATAGCCCCGGGAGAGTGTTCGTGAGGCCGTGTTTGAACGTAGGTACCACGATGCCGCCAGTAGAGCCTGGCATGCGCTGCATGTTGCGCAACACAAACGGTGAGGCAATGCTATCGGTCTTGCCTGTACGACGCCCGGCAACAATTACCGTAGTGTTGGCTCCGATGAGCTGGGTGAGCCGCTGCGGGGTATTGAAATAGACCTTATTTTGTGCTTCCATCTCCAAAGAGTTCATCTTCCTCGAGGTCAGCTTCCTCGAACTCTATATCTTCGATGTCGATAGTCTCTTTCCGATACTTGTCGAGCATCTCCTTGATTTTCTCATTGATATTGGGGATAGGCTTGATACCGAGTACCGATGGGTCGTCGGTGGCAGTGAATGGCTGCACCACAATCTGGTCATAAGGCATAGCCCGCTCGTCTTCGATGTCTACCTTGTTGTACTTGGCGTAACTGGAAGCCGCCCTCTCCATAGTTTTGGTGTCCTTGAGACTCTTGGCCATTTGGTAGGTTTCGAGCAGCATCTCGTTAGCACGCCACCTGTGGTAATCACGCGATGCCTCAGTTATGCGGGGAATCATCGCCTTGATGATGCCAAGGTCGGAGTATGCCGACGCCTGTGAAACCTTGTAGCGCTCCATAAGGGTATCGACGAACTGCCGGTCTTTGGCGTCGGGATTGGCCACTACCCATGCGTACATATCGCGCAGTCGAAGCAGACGATTCACAGTAATATCGTCGTACTTCTCCTTGAGCTCGGCCTCGGCAGTAAAGAGGTCGCGCTGGCATATTTCTAAAGTGTTGGGCATGGGCATGGGGTTCCCTCATTCATCAGTTTATTTTTTTATGCCCGTACACCGGAGGCCCTACCATGTCAACGGTCGCCGCCGGTGTACGGAGCTTATAGCTGGCTCCCCCTATTCGAGGACGCCCAATTGTTTCAATTCGGTGGTCAACTTGGCCGGAGGCTCCTTGATGAGCTCATAGTACTCGAGAATTTTGGCCTTTAATTCTGGACTTGGGTTCTTTTTGTAGCGCCCCTTCGCCAGGTTGGTCAGCATAAGATTGCGCTTTCGATCCTGGACATCTTCGTTGCTGGCAGCATCGGACGGAGCGCCCGAATCGGAGGGTTGCTGTACCACGGTTTTAGCGGTAGCCTCAGGCGAATAGTGGTCGTATCGCTCCCAGTTGTCGTGCAGTTTCTTGTCGAGCGCAATCAACTCCTGCAGGAAGGGATATCGCTCACTATCGGGGCACGGTGACTCCTCGGTCGAGAGCAGCCGGAGCCTTGTATGCACATCGCGCATACGCTGTGTGATGCCCAGATTCTCGACATATAGCGATTGAATATCCTCGGGGAGCGAATCGTGGTCGGCTCGTTTGCCCTTTTTGAAGTCATTCGCCGGATTGGACTCCTCAAGAGAGAGGCGTTTCTCGACAATCTTCTCGACCTTTGCCTCCATCTGTTTCACCTGCTCATGGGTGAAGGCCTGCACCCTGAAGTTGAAGTATTTCTGGATCTGGCGAATAATGTATTCGGCATGTTTGGCCGGATTTACAGAGAGATTGCGATACTGAATTTTGTTACCACACAAGCGGAGAAGATAGAGGTTTCCCTTTTCATAGTCTCGTTGCTCATGGGGAGTAGCGAGCCATTCTTGTAAGGATTCAGTTAGTTTTTGGTCCATAATTCAAATATTTCTATATCAAATTATTCCGTCAGATAAAAAAATCGAGAGTATCGAAGTTATTCTCCGGCACATCGTTCAGGAGTCCGTCCTAATCCTTCCATACTCTCGACCACTTTTTAATTACTCACCATGAACTTCCGATCCATCGGCCATGAAATCACCATCTTCTGTTTCAATTTTACCTTTGTAGAAGGGAGCCGGAGTCTCATCGGTAGCCTCGACCGAAATGGTAGTAGAGGCTGTTCCGGTAGGCCCCTGACCGAGGTCTTGAGCGACGGTAGACTTCGTCTGCCAGCGTTCACAGCCAACCACTCTCCAGCGGTCGGACATGTCCTGCACGAGATAGACGTTGTCGTTATTGTTGATGTAGGACGCAGCTGCCGAAGCCTCGGCTCCTACACCCGGGTGCACAATCGTCAACTTGTTGAGCTGCGTCTGGCTGGGCACTTCGCCCTGTGCCTCGCTCGTGAGCTGTGCCTTCTCGGAAAGATGGTCGATGTACTTCCATTTCGAGTCTGCGTTGAGTTCAAAATCTCCGGTCAGTTCTGCCGAAGTGGCTCTCCCATTCTCGTCGCGAGCCAAAGTAGGCCATCTTACTATTTCAGACTTTGAAATGTAGTACAACCGGCGGCGTACACCGGGAAGCACGGGGGTGCCTTGGCACCACCCGAGCGATTTCTGGATATTAAGACATTCTGGCATAATAAGTGATTTTATCAGTTATAGATTATTCCTCCGTGGACACGTCGACCATGAGCAGCATGCGCGGGTCAATCGAGTAGAATTGAACCCCGAAGAACATGGCAGCCGACAGGGTAAGGAACCAGGGCTTGAATCGGTCTACCTGGATATTCTCGACATCACTCATGTTGTCGTAACCGTACAGCATGTTAGATTGGGGAGCCAGGAAGAATTTGTTGGATCCGGCAAGGCATGGAAGCGGGGCCAATGTGGTGCGGTTGCCCGATCCCTCGACATAGGCTTGTTCGAATTGTTTGTTGTACACGATGCCTCCATGGGTGAGCATATAGGAATCGTTGTAGGCATCGGCAAATTCGGGCGAGCAGTAGAGGAACTTCTTGGCAGCCCGGAGAGCCGGGTGAGCTTTCCGCTCGATAGTCTTGGCCACATCGAGCGCATCGGCCTCGCTGAACCCGGTCGTAATCTTCAGCAAGTTTCCCTTGGCCTCGGAGATGTTTCCAGCGGTCACTTCCGCATCTGCTATTGTGGTAAAACCGTTGAAGAGGTCGGCGGTAGTATCGCCCGCCTCGTTACGCCTTGCTGTGAATAATGCGTTGTGCAGAGCTTCGCCCAGGCTCTTGGCCACGGTGGCGAGCACGAGTTTGGCTGAAGGGGCTACCTTCTGCCCATCGCCCAGGAACGAGGCGCCCTCGCCGAGCAGGGTGGTGATGACCGAGTTGGGCTCGAAGTCCTCGCAAGCATTTCCGAAAAAAGTTTCGAGCTCACGGTATTTCACATCGGTAGTCGTCGAAGAACTTTTTGAGGCTTTGTAGGGGCCAAACTGGGCGTTAGAAGCGGCGGTGCCGACATGGAGTTTGCCTCGCACTCCAGGAATGCCTGTCATAAAACGGAGAGAATCTTTAGCGGCCATCATGGGAATGAGCAGGAGCTCTTTCCGCCACTTCTCGGCGGCTTTTTTGTATTCCTCGTCAGAGAAAGAGATAGTATGTGCCATCTTAAACAGGGATTTGGTTAAACAATTCTTGTGCGTTGTTCACAGCTTCGACATATTTGTCGAATGGACTTTGTTCGACATCTCCAGCCTTGTTGTCGACGACGTTACTGGTGTCGTCGGCCGGTTTCTGTCGCAGGGCTTCGATTTCGTCATCTCTGCTGGAAATGGTGTCGTTCAGCTCAGTGATCCTTGTGGTCATCTCCTGCAGGCTGTCGTCCAGCTTCTGGAGTTGCTCGGCGGAAAGGATTACCTTGCCACCGGTCTCCTCAAGCGCCTCAATCCCGAGGCACCCGAGGATAGCTTGGTAGTTTTTGTTCATTGTTGAAGTTGGTGATTGTTTGTGTAAATTCTTTGTGAAGAAAGAGGTGAGCAACGAGAAGAATCTCTCCGTGGGCGACTCGCTGGCCTGCTCAACCGAGAAAGGCAAAGGTATTCCTGCCTCGGAGAGGTCGTTGATGATTTGAGCCGTTACTTTGGGCGACACGTCGCCAGGAATGTCACAAATCTCGTCCACGAATCCCCAGTCGAGTGCCTCCTGTGCCGTTAGCCAGCCTCCGACTTTCATCAGGTCGAGGAGGGCCTGCTTGTCCTTCTTGCATTTGGCCGCGTACATCGTGGCGATATTGAGGTCGATTTTCTCGAGGTCCTTCTTCTGCTTGTCATACTCCTCGATGAGCTGACGAAGCTGGTCGGCGTTCATCGAGGCCCATCGGGCAACCAGGGTGCTGCACTTGTGCACGAGATACATGCCCGAGCTCGCGATGCTGATATGCTTGGCCCCGAGAGAGGCGATAGTAGCAGCGCTGGCATTCATGCCGACATAGTGCACGTTGACGTTCCCATGCAGGCGAAATGCTTCACATATATGAAGAGCAGAAGCCACACTACCACCGAGCGAGTCTATGAGTACGTTGACCTCCTTCCCTTCGCTGCGGTCAAGGGTATAGTCGACATAGTCGGAGTCGAAATCATAGCCTCCGACGTAGCCCTTTAATTTCAAGTCAAATTTCTTTGCCATAGGATAACTTTTTAGACAAAAGTAGCGCTATAACTGGCAGCCATAAAAGACTACACACCCAATTGAATGAGGGTTTTTAGCCCTACAAATGTGATTTGCACCTGGTAACCGGCGGCATCACCGGAGGGGGAACCGAACCTTTTTCGAACCCCAATGACCGGAAAAGGTGCCTCGCGGGTCCCGATAAGGTAGGATTCGCCAGACACGCAGGTAACGACAAAGGCATAGTTCCCATGCGAGAATGGAAACTGCTCTGTTGTTGTAAACTCAAGGGTGGTCTTCTCGCTGGTGGCGTTGTTGTCAGGCTCCACTTCGTGCTCGCAGGAGGGGAACCCCACAAAGGGGATATCGGCCAAATCGGCCAACACAGATACTGGAATTTCGGCCTCTGACTTTAAACCGACGTTAGGGGGAAGTAGAGCACAGTCGACTACCTGGATTAGTCGAATCCCCGGCAAAATTTGTTTCATGCTAAATATTTCTTTTTGTGCGTATTATACCGCATTGTTTAACTTATCAGTTGAACTCGTAGCTTTTCTTTGCTGATTCTTATTGTAGGTTTTTCGCATTCTGAAATACATCTGTCTGATGGTCTCCCAACTCTTTGGATCGTCAGCAATGGCATGCTTTTCCATGAATGTCCAAATCAAATCGGAGAGATTGTGCGAGAGACTGTCGAAGGTGTGAAGCTCTTGCCACAGCTCGATGCGGAAACGAATGTAGATGGTTCGCTCGAGGGCCTTCTTTGCTCGAGGTGGGAGGTAGTTGTAGTAGCGCGGATCCTTCGTTTTGAAGAAAGGAATCTCGACGGCAAGGGAGCCGGAGGTCTTCAGCTGGGGAGACGCATCGGCCGGCTTGGTAACCAGTGAATACTCGAGAATGTCGTTTTCTGCACTCCCACGAGGGAATCGCACGACTCCATCGTGTCCGAACTGATTGATTAGCCACTGCTCGAGATAAGGCTCCAGGTTGATGTAAACATAGTATTGTGACATGGCGTAATGGTTTAATACACAAATATATAAATAATCAATCATATAATAAATATTCGGTGAAATAAATACACAAACAGATTGATAAATATCCTATATGTGTATTATGTCAAAATCAACAAAAAAATAGTGCAGGAGTACAGAAACAGGCTAAGCAGCTGAAATACAAATAGATAAACCGTACTTTTTTCGTACTTTTTTTCAAGCCGTACTAATGTACAGTACGCACACTTTTGCACTCTTCTTTTTCGGAAATAGTACGGGTATAATTGGCTGGTTATCAAATGGTAAATATACCACCGTACAAAAGTACAAATTTTCTACTACTATTAAGATTCAAAATAATTAAAAAAGAAAAGAATATACATACACACACTTATGTATACTGACTTTCAGCGTTTTTCGTGTTTTTTTGTACTCTCGCACTACTCTATACATTTACAAACGAGGGGGACACGGGGGATAAAAAGTACGAAGATGGTACAATAAAGGCCAGCACAACGATGTACTGGCCTTCTTGAAAATGCTGTTTTGCGGCTAATCGCCTTCTGCATTAGCCTTCTTCTTGAGCAGCCATTCTATATATTCATCGGCTGATTTAATAGTACAAACATTATCGCCATAGGCGTAAACAGTCGCCTGGCCGAGGACAAGACCATCTTCCACCCATACACGTACTATATTGGGCCACCTGATGGCTTTCTTTGCCGAGGCCAGCGTGTTGTGATAAGTGTTGGTCCTGATCTCGAAGAATTTTTTCTCAATCATGGTTGAAAGTTTTACATAGATTCAACATTCACGGAGTCCTGCGAAAACTCCAATATTACATCGGTTATCTCGTCCCAATCGAGCCCCAAATCGACGATCCTCGACTGTGTTGAGATGGACTGGAGACGATAGAGGTCTGTGAGGTTTCCCTGCTCGTCAATCTTCTCAAAATCCTTGCACATGAACACCTCGGCATCCTTGTCGGGTTGTTTCTTGCACCAGTTCTGCAATTCTTTTACTGTCATAGTATAGAGACTTAAGGGTCAGAATAGCGGTGGTTGTATAATCTTGCGTATAAGCTCGTCGGCCGCCTCGATGGTCGATGGCAAGAACCTCATGCTGTACTGCTTGATGTATCCGAGGAAATAGAGCTTTGCGTCGCGCTCGCTCGCGAAATAACCGTATTCGAGCGATGGGAGGCGGGAGGCACGTCGACCATCAGCGAAGTAGATGTCGTATCCAAGGGCATATTTGTCGCTCGACACTTGGGCGATAAGGAGCTCGACTCGCTCACGCCTGTCGTCAACTACTACATGATTGGAGTAGTTGCGAATCTCACCCGAGTTCTCGAACTCGCGAACCCGGTAATTTTCATAAGGATTAAAATTCAGGGGCATAGTTGTATAAATTAGAATGGTTGTTTCTTAGCAAAGTCGAGGCTGAATACTCCGAAGAACTCCACGCCTCCAGACTTGTCAGCTTCGCCAACGAATGTCTCTCCGGGGTGCTCCTCTATCCAGTTACGGAAGGAAATACCGGACTTGTTCGGCCTCGATACATTGAAGTGGTACCCTTTGAAATCGCAGTAGAGCACGACCTTCGTGCGGAAATTGGAGGGAGTAACCCCGAATTTACTATCGGGGAAAGAGCTGTGATAGGCATCGTACATGGTCTTTCTCGGTATGCGTTCATTCAGATTGTTTGCCGACTCGTCGAAATAGGTCTCTGCCCACTGAACGAAAGCCTCGCCCATTTGCTGCTTGAGTGTTCTCATCTTGATGTCTCGCATCGGTGGCGGTACTGCACCCTGACCTGTTCGATACCAACTTTCGGCCATAGACTTGAAATAGAACATACAACACTCGGCCATGAAATTATCGAAAAGGTTCCACTGGTCCTCGTCCCAATCGGCAAAGAACTGGTGTCCAAAATCATCGATAGGCCGATGGTTGTCGTTGTACCAGTCTGAGAATGCCATATAGGTGATGCGCTCGAGCGCTGAGCGGTTGTTGGCGTTGATGGCGTGGTTGGTAGTGATGTAGAATTTGGGCGACTTCTCATTGGGAATGATAAACCGTGCCTTGGTCTTCGGATTGACAGCCAGGTCGCCGGTTACAGCGAAGAAAAAGCGCTCGAAATCGAAATTCACCTTGACGTCATCGATAAAGATGTTCCGGGTTCTCGGTGTCACATTCGAGTAGATGTAATCGTCGTCGTTTTTAGTGTTCCGGCCGTCGATGGCTGTCTGGTCGAGAATCTTCGCGAGAGCTGCTCCCACCAATGACTTACCGGTCCGCCCGTTTGACTGGGCAACCTCTCCCATCTGGCCGTCCATCGCGATAACCGCCTTCAACTCGGTTTGATATTTGTAGTCGCACATGAGAAACCCGATAGATGTAATCTTGTTGACGACATGCTGCTGAAATTCCCGCTCCTCCTGGTCAGTAGGTGTGTGCCCTGGTATGTTCCAAAAATTGGAAGTATTGCAGATGAACTGGAAAAATTCACAGGCTTTCCCCTCTTCTGTCGGAAAAACAGAAAAGCCGGCGGCCGGGTCATATTCGATTTTATCAATAACGGGAACCCGCTTGAACTTTCGGCGTATGACTTTGTCGCTCCACACCTGCCCCAGCAAATCACCGAACTCAATCCCGCGCGATGTTATCTGAATTTGGCCGTTTCGGTAGTACATACGTTGGATGTGCGGCTCGAAATTGTCGAAATTGTCGTCTATTTTCGTGATGCGCTCGAGCTTGTCCGGCCCCAGGAGAGAACCGAGGCGGGAGGCCAGCATCGTAATTACATCGCGATCCTTACAAGTTTGTAGCGCGTAATAGTACACGAAATCGCGAATTTCGGTTGGCCCAGAAAGATGGACGACGCCGTCGTCAATGCGAACGAACTTATATTGATCGACCTCCAAGTCGGAAGTGTGAATGCGATAGAAGCCATTGGCTGAAATGAATTGCAGGGCCTCGATATAGTCGAAGTCGACAGTTTTCTTCCCCTTATCATTCGCCCCGATGACCCAGAAGTCTCTCTCACTCGAATAGCGCGACGCCTGGACAAGTTTGCCGTCCTCAATTCGGTAGTTTATCTTGGCAAAACGAAAATTAGGAATTTGCAAGAGCTCCTCCTTGTGACGCTCGAAGAATCCATCTCTATCGTTCAACAGCCAAAAATCCTTGATTTGAAAATCGGTCTTCGATGTGATTTTGTATATGTCAAGGAATTGCCCTTTTCCGTCATGGGTGTGCATAACGGTGTCTATCTCCTTTCGCAGCACCTCCTCTCTCCCTTTGAGGGTGTTGCAAAGTAAATCGTCGATACCTTTGTCGTGCGAGGGTGTGTCGTTGATGTGGCCGAAGAAGATGTCAACCGACACACCGATATTGTGCATTGTCTGAACGTACTGCTTGAATTTGATAATGGCCTTGGCGAACTGATTCGGCCGCTGATCGACGTGGTCCCCTATCTGAATCTCGCGGTGGAGGTAGTCCCAGTCGCTATCCATCAACAGAACAACATTCTTTATCGTGCATTTTTGAACCAGGTACTGAAGATCCTGGATTAACCCAGTCTCGGCATTCCCGATATTGTAAATTCCTTGAATACCGATAGAAGCAATGCCGTGCTTACAAGCCTTCTCTGCCTTCTTCTCCCCCTCCTGAACGATGAGAGTCTCGATGTGAGTTTCGGAAAGGAATCGCTCCCTGATATATTGAGGAATATAGAACTTTGTCGGGGCCCCCTTGGGTGTCTGGTATTTGATCTCCCGGCCATCTTTATCAAGATGTAACGATGGATTCGACCATCGGATCCTGACGTATGGTTTGAGACTACCGGCAGCACCTCGCGTGGCATATTGGACGGGGTTCCCCCAAAGATCATAGTAGTATATGAGCATTTCATCATCATTCTTATTGATGTTGAAATACTTATCCATACCGCCTCGCTGAAATGCCGGCAGATAGATTTCTCCACTCTTATCGTCGAGTCTAATCTTCGCCGTGACGTCTTCCACGGTGAGCCCGCTCGACTCCAGTTGGGAAAGGCAAAACGACTTCTTCGCTTTCTCTCGGTTTCTGCCGATAGATCGTTGGCGCTTTTCTGCCTCCGTTTCGAGAATAATGTTATATCGCGATGCAACCGTTTGTAAAGCCTCGATGAACTCTACCTTGTCGAAGTATTGCACGGCATTGATTGCGCCGTTGAGAGTGAACCCACACGAGAAGCATTTCGCAATATCTATATTGCTCTTATGAGTAACACATAAGCCCTTATTTCGTCCAGACTTGTGGCATTCAGGACACTCGCAATATTGTGTAGCCCCGCGCCCAGATAGACCAGGAATGAAATCACGAATATCTGCCACTGATTTAACCCTCTCAATATCGAATTTGTCGTATTTTTTCATTTGTATAGATTATTAGCATCTGCGAATTTCACAAAATCAGCCTTACTATGTATGTCAAGCCGTTTTAGCGCATTGCGTATATGATTTTTGATTGTGTGTATAGAAAGATATAGCTCTTCTGCTATTTCGTTCATCGTTTGCCCGTGATACCACCGCTCCAGTACCTCCCACTCTGATTTTGTAATTTTCCCTCTAAATTCAGGGTGGCAGACGACACACTCGAGTTTACACTCGCCTCGTAGTGGACAAATAACGTGCTCAAAGTGGAAGACAGAGCCTTCAATATCCATAATATTGTCAATATTGCCAAAATTGCATCGGCAAAATCGCGACACAACCCTATATCGCATATATGGGCTATTAGCTCTACTTTTTCCGTATGCCTCCAGCAATGTTGTATGGGCTTTAGGGTAGGATTTCTCAATTTCGTCATAAATCAAAGAGACTATATCATAGTCTTGTTCTTTTAATCTATTTGGGGCCTCCCCCTCCCTTCTATAAAACAATTCATCATTGTAGATGAAGAACTCAATACTCAAGTTGAATAGTTTGTTCATCTCATTTTCCCTCAGTTAGATTGTTATCAAAGATCTTAATCCCGAAAATTTCCTCAATTTTGCACTTGTGTAGCTCGGGAATGCGGCATAGCCCATATTTCCAGTTGTATACAGTTCGGCGAGTTACCAAGCAGCCATCGACGATTTTGTCGATTGCTACTGTAGCTTCATTCACAGACAATGATGTCAAAAATTCAGACAAAGCGATAGAATCTTTTGTTTGTTTTCCCATAAATTTCTACATTTATAAAA